AAACCCCGAAGAAGCGCTATGGCTCCCGTCGGGCTGCAGTATTTTGCTGCAGCCCACACTGACTGATGGAATTCCATCATCAGTCAGCGTCCATGGGCTAGGATGGTTTCCCGGTAGTTACACGGGACTAGCCCACCTCGTCTTGGTGCGAGCGGACGAGGGTCGCCCAGAGCGTAGTAGATGTTCCGCATCTCGGTCAGGCAAACCGAGAAGGTCAAGCTGATCCACTCTATCCAGACATGGGTCTGGATGATCAGCTAGGCTGAACACCTTGTGTAGGGCCCATACACCGTCCACGGGATTAACCGGGAAAGTGTACTTAACCTGCACACCCCTAACCAAGGGGCGATGCAGATCAGGGTCCTCCTTTTCGGTGTCGAAACCAAGAAAGGAGAAGAAGCCCAACACAGCGCTTGTAGGTGCTACCCGCGGAGTCGGTATTCCCAGACTCTTTAGGTGGTTCCCTACAAATTCGGCGGTCTTCCACATGCCAGCCAGGTACAGCTGGTTGCGGAAAGAAAACGCTGAAAGTAGCGCACTAACGTCCTGTCGGTGGGTAGGGAGGTCAGCTCTGCATTTGACAGTAGAAACGTCAATGCCAGAGTAGTAATCCTTACCACAGGATTCCCGGAACTTGCCATTCCAGAAACTCTTGTTTTGATTAACTCGAAACCCAAAAGCTTCGAGTTCCTCAACCACCGACTCCACCGCGTACGACGGGACAATAATGTCGTCGCCGTACACACGCATCCGCCCACCACTAAGAGACTTAATGTCTCCCAGGGTGAGATGTCGATTGAGCGCATTTTCAATTCCCATTAAAGAAACGATGGAGAAGATAATCGCCTCCATTGGGAATGTCAGCGCTGAACCCATAGACGCGAACTTGGTTAGGGGTATAACCCCATGGCCAAGCACATCAGCCTTCGAGCTGCGACAAGCGTCTACCGCCTCCGCAAGGAGGGGGTATCCATCGAGCAGCAACTGTACCTGCTGATTCGAGACACGATCGGAAGCCTCTTTGAGGTCCAAGGTCGCGAGGGATCCGTTTTCTGATCCCTCTCTAGCAAGGCGATGGTTTGCCTCACTAGATGACCATCCGATCAAAGCACGTAAGAAGTGGTTAGCTTCAATATGCTTCACGAAGCACCGCATCAGGCCTTGCTGCATATATTGCATGCAGGTCGGCTCAATGGCGATAATTCGCGGCGTCTTGAGCGTTTTAGGGACGGCTACGACCCGAACGGGCCGTTCGTCCTCAGGTTCGAGGAAGTTAACAGCATCCAGCTCGTCGAAATGACGATGTGAAGGAATGAGGTAATCTGCAATTGGAAATGCAGCCTCCGCCCTCACGGGCCACTCAGTCGGAATCCACTTGGCATTGCCAAGTTTCCGATCAGCAGTTGCCCCTGGACCATGCACAGGAACGAGCGTTAAATCTCGTACCTCGCATTGAACCTTGTAAAACAGGTCGCTGTATAGGAGAGTGCGAATGCGACGGAATTGATTCCTCCGTCGTTCAGCTTCCGCTGTGGCGCTAAATAGCACCTCATCGGACTCCTTAACTTCCTTCTCACACTCGATGTATGCCTTGAAGGCCGATAACTCCCTCTCAGGAGTACACGGCCTCGCCACCTTACCAAACATCAGAGTAATCTGACGTACGGCCCAGATGGCGTGCAAGTTCGGCTCATCGAGCAATCGACCAGTAACGCGGTCGAAGACAAGCTCAAGGAAACCCGAGAACAACTTCGGGAGACCGCTTGTAAAGGAAAATCCTTTAAACAAGTCGTGAGTTACCTGCCCGTTGTCAAGAGCTCTTTCGAACCCTTGACAATACGCAGGTAGAGTGATAGTTAGAAAACTATCACCCTCGTCTTCAACACGACGAGAGATGTATTCTAGATCTCTCGTGACGCTGGTGTCGCACCAACGCCCTACATCGTAGAGCGCTTCTCTCAAGATCAGCATAAGGCTTTTCATCAACTCGTCCCTTCCGGGGCGTAGGTGAATCCATAGCTTTTCTGATCGCTAGTGGACCTGGATTTCTATATCCAGGCCCACCCTACAGAGGAGCGTTGCTCCCCTCCCCTGTACATCACTGGCTTTGTAAAGGCCAGCCGCAGAAGTGGATTAGTTCTCTCCACCAAGCAGCTTTGTGATGTTCGCGCCACTCGTAGCCTGCAAGTTGGCCAGGAAGCCGTCAATGACAGCCTTCTGCTCAGCGATCGTGTAACCGACCTTAGGAACATCCACAACAAGGTAAAAAGCCATGTTGTACGGAGTGTTCTGGGCCGGGAACAGCGGATCGGCAGCGTACTTCGAGTGGTCGATACGGATCGTCCGACGGTTGCGCTTCCCGTACTGGGAAGACACAGAGACACGAATACTGCCATCGTCCTTTTGGAACGAGCCAGTGTTCTGCCCTGACGCGACTCGCGCGAGCGAGTGCGCCGTGCCGGAGATCGTAACAGACTGGGGATCTGCGAACATGAAAAGCACTAACCTTTCGAGTTGGCCGACTGGAGTATGTTTGTATCCAGTCAGCGGATGCCTCCTACACCATCTTTAGTGTAGGGTGTTCGGAGCCTTGGTTAATCCAAGAGAACCGAGAATGCTCCATTGCCTAGCAGTATAACTGTTAGGATTGGAGCTGAATCCGTAGGGATTGGCGCGTAGTCGAGTTGTGGATTCATTCACATACTGACTAGGCCAACATTGGGGGCCATAACCATTTAGGTTTGCCCCAGTAATGTCGATGTGGTGTACGTAACGAGCTTTACGTGTTACGTAACCCCATGCCAATACAAGCCCGTCGGAAGCAAGGGACTCGGCGTTCGAGAGAACATTGCCGAAGTTCCAGTGCCAATCAGCGAGCCATGACCATGGCGCAAGGTTCCAGACCACTTCTGGTGTGAGCTTGAAGCCAAACAATCGTTGGGCTTCAGCGGCACGTCTACGCAACCTGCCCCAGGATTCAGAATCCGAGGGCAATTTGTACATGAACGCGCCGGAGAACCTGTAAGATTCTTTCTTTACAAGGTACTCACTCCTGGAACCATTGCTCCCCCCTGTCCCGATCCAGCATTTGTTTACTGCTGACGTGTTGCTCGGAAGAGCCGCACGCCCCGCGCTCCCCTCATAGAGAGGAACAACGGTGGTCGTTTCAGGGAATTGGAAGGATCGACGGATAAGTCGACCTTCATCTCGCGCAAACTGGTCAAGGATATCCCCTGTACTTACAAGGGTCTTGGCCATGTCTTGCACAGCACTAGCGAAGGGAAGCCAGCCGAATTGGATGGCCAGATTTTCGCCTGCTGCGACTTTGTCCGGCCGCTTCGCTTTGTAGCGAGCTTGCCGTAACTCAGATCGCAAACGCACGCGTTCATCTGTCACCACTCGGCCGAATTCCTTCGTGTGGGGTAAACCCTCACGATAGAGCTCTGCGAGTGTAACCGCGAGATCCACGTTAGGATTCGTGGGACGGCAGGCGTTAATAGCCTGAGTACCATACCAGCTGTTAATGGCTGGCGGGTCAGTTCCGTACCACGGAGAAGAACCGACTTGATAGGCCGATGAATGAACTACCGGTCCATCATAGTCGACGGTGTAGCCATCTACTCCTACACCCAAGTTTTGTGTTCGCACCATCCGATGCAAACTGAACTTGGTAGAAGTAGAAAAGCTATGCCCGCGATCGTAAGGACGATCAGCCCCGCTTGCATCGTGCTGAGAACGATAGATGGAAAATCTATCGCCCGCAGACGGTTGCTTACGGAGGAGAAAATCCTCTTGATCATCTTCTAGCGTCCTTTCCTGTGGCGGACGACCAGTTCGATAACTGGTCGTCGTTTGGATGGCTTTGTACGTACCAACTTCGTTAGTCACAAATGAATCGTGATTTACCGAGCCCACTACTTTTGTGTGGGCCTCCCACCGGTGTTCAACCGGAAAGCGAGAGTTGGTGTACGTGCCACCCATGGTCATTCCTTCGGTAGAGCGTCACCCCAGGAGTTTTCTATAACTCCCAGGGGGAAGGTGCTGCTTTAACACCGACACCATTATAGCGTCGGCGGGGGCCTTCTGGGC